GCGAAGTTAGTACTTTTTGTGTAGTTACTCACGATATTTTCCCGTCTTTAGATTGAATCTCAATTTTCTGAATCGACAACTGAGTTCCGTTGATAGTAGTTTCGTAACCTGTTTGCACAATTTTACCCGCACCAGATGCGTTTACGTCTAATGTTTTGATAAGCAAACCACCTGAGTATTCAGCTACTCCGTACTCAGCAAGCCCATACTCATAGTTCTGTTGTGTAGGAATAAAAGCATTACCAGACAGATAGTTGGCGGCAAAGTCAAAGCCCCACTTGATCGTCACAAACTGGTTAGACCCACCAATGATGATTGTCTTGATTCGCTTGAGGATAGAAATCTGATTCTGATTACCAAGGTCTGCATGGTTCGTAAAGTAGCTCAATCGGTAAGTGGAAGTGTTATCTAAGAAACTTCCATACTTGCCAATAAAGCCTGTTTTACCAATGTACAAGTCGCCATTGCGAAGCGAATAGAGAGATGAAGGCGTAATTGAGTCCCACTTGGTTACTCTAAACGCACCATCTTGAAGTTGCATCTTTGTGTCGAAACAGAAGACCTGTGCTGTTACTGGAAGCGTTAACAGATAAAAAGCATTCTTCTCTGAGTAAACAGACTTTAGATTAGCAAGAGTCTCTACCGCTAAAGATGAGATAAGGTCAGAACGTACATTCTTAGACAAGTCTCTTAGGGGTGCAGACTTCTCTTGGATAGTTCTCATCAATGAACGAACACCTGAGTCTGATAAGAAGATGACGTCTGTGCCAATACTTTGGATCGTATCCCTAGCAATACATCCAATAGAGCCTACTGTGTCTGATAGAAAAAGAGATGCGGGTGTTGAAGCACCAGAGTAAACAAGAATCTGTCTCTTACCAAAGATAAAGAAGAAGTCATTGTGAGCCGCTAGACCCATTACTTCATCAGCACCATTAGGCCATACCCGAGAAACATCTAAAGTGCCTGTTGTGCCACCAGCCCATACATGACCCGCAATCAGGTCTGAGAAACTGATGGTGACCTTATCTGTAGCAGTATTAGCCACCCACAAACGACCAAATGCTGAAATAGCGATATTTGCTTGTGGAACAGTTCCTACATAACCAGACTTCTCGGAAACTCTGCGATACGTAGTTGTACTTATAGCAGGGTCATAAATCAAAGGATCGTGGCCTGATTGGAAGAAATAAGCTATTCCATTCAAAGATGCACATTGCCAGTTAGATGCCGTAATGGTAGGAGCAGAGCCTCCACCACCATAGGTCAACTCAGTCACAGCGTTAGAAGTGCCAAGTTTGAATAACTTGTTGTTTCCCGCAAACAAAACAGTCAAAGTGCCATCAGTTTGAACTAACTCATGGATAACTCCAACAGTATTAGACCCAAGGTTTCCAGATGAGGAATTAACATGGGTGTAGCCCTTGCGAGCGCCAATACGACCAAACTGGTCAATCACACAATTAGCCGCAGTTAAAGCAAAGCCAGAGGACAAATCCAATGGCGAATCTTGCGTGTTTAGGCCATAAAAGCCTGGTGCGCTAATGCTTTGACTTTGAAGTGGTGATGCCATTTAGACCGCCACAAAGTTGTCTTCAGGGTAACGAGTGGACTCCAATGCAATAGCATCAGAGAGCATTGAACGGAACAAAGCATAAGCCTCATTAGAAGCAGTACCACCATCCTCACCTCGCTCAATCAAAGCACGAGCATAGGCACTCTGAGTCACCAAATAGTCCAAAACCTTGACAGATGTGCCATCAGCAGACAGATTAGCCTGTGGAACAACCAAATCAAACAGAATGGTAAACACACCTGAAGGAACAGGGTAAAGGTCTACTTTGGTGTCTCCACTGCCATCTACACCGCTAAAAACATATTCGTAGGGAATAGATGTTGCGCTAGGGGCAAAGTTCAGTCTGCGGTTCATCTCCACAAACGTGATGTTGTTCATGCCAATCAAACTGGTTGTATTGATGACATCGTTAACTCTAAACTTTTGACCCGCACCCGTAAGAGAATATGAACTTGTGTTGGCAGAAGTAGTTACTGTAATCACACTGCCTAAACAGTTCCAATTGTAAGAGTCTTCAATCTGTCTCTTAGCATCATTGACAAACTTGCCAATCAAAGCGGAATAGGTTGTCTCTGAAACAGTTGAAACAGTAGTCTCCCGCAATCGGGTGAGCACATCGTTTACAAGTTCTAAGTAGGTCATGTTCTTTGTGCTCCTTGAACCTCAAATGTGGCAATAAAACTAAAGGTACTACCTGATTGAGTAGTAATTTCCAGTTTATCGCCTTCCTCAAACACAATATAAGCATTGCCATCAAACTGTAGATATTCCTTTGTACTAAAGTCGTAAGCAGTAAGGATGTCTAAAGTCGTTGCTGTACTTGCGTCATACCATTGAACAGTGATGTGCTTGGTCGATCCACCAGTATTGTGGATGTACATGACAGTAAATTTGGCGTAGTAACCCGTAGGTACTGTGTAAACAGTTGTTAATACTGCCGCAGCAGGGCTAACTCCAACAGATACTGGTCTCACTTCATATTCCTCTTAGAGATCGCTTTAGCCTTAGCCTTAGCGTCTTCCTTGGACGTTGCGCCCCAAGCTCTAAGAGATAATAGGAGTCGGGTAGGCTTCCCATCTTTCATCTCAGCGCCAGGCATATTGCCCATTCGTGCTAAAAAACTAGATCGTCGACCTGAATTACCCGTTTTTAAAGGCGCTTTTAAGTTCAGTCCCTCAGTCCTTTTGTAGAACTCTCGACCTTCCTCATTCAATCCGCCTTTTGGATTCTGGTATTTTTTTAAGACCATGATGATCTTCCTGTGAAGTGTACACCAGGCTGAGGTGGTAATGCAATAGCTAAATCAAAATCTAAGCCATTTCTTAATCTTTGCATAAGAGTTTCTGGCTTCATATTGACCATTTTAGCAATCTCAGTTGTTGAGCGTAATTCACCTTGATACATACGTTTGCCACGATCTGGATCAATTTTTGTATGTTCTGATGGATCACCATAAATCTTTGTTGCTTTCCAGATTCTTTGGTATCCAATTCCCGTTTTTCTAGCAATCTCAGCCAACGTAAGATTCTCGCCTTCAAACAGGTATCGCTTGCTATTCCTTCGATTGTTGGCTTGCTCAATGCTAGTTGACCATTTCACATTTTCTGGCGAATAACCTTTATTCACATCAATTCTATCAAGACTGTAATCTTTTGATGGCCTAAGTCCAACATCTTGGATAAATTGATAAAAGCCATCTTCTCCATGCCACGATAGATGTACATCAATTCCACGACCGCCATAGTTTTTGTAATCAGGACTTACTTCTGAATAGCATCGGTAAAAAAGATGCTTCCATGTCCCATGAGACAGAAGTAACTGATTAACAGTTGTTTTGTCTAATGATTCAGGGATCATTTCTTCTTTGCGGTCTTAGCCGCAGCCTTAAATGCCGCCTCAGTAGGAGCGCCTTTAGAGCCAACCTTACGCATCTTTTCCTTAGAACCAGCCTTGATGCGTTCTTGTTTGGCATTGATGTTAGCGTAAAGACCTTGTTTCATTTCTTCTTACTTGGTTTACTCATACCCGCAGAACTTAAAGCAATCGCAACTGCTTGTTTAGGATTCTTCACAACAGGGCCACCCTTACCAGAGTGGAGAGTTCCTGCCTTGAACTCCTTGTAGACCTTAGAGATTTTCGCCTCTGCTTTGGTCTTTTTCATTTGCCACGACCTGCTTTTTTCATCATGTTGGTAGCAGTACGACCACCACGGGTAGGCATAGCTTTAGGCTTACCAATAGCAATCATTACAGTAACGGGCATAGATTTNTTNTTGCCATACTCTTTGGCTTCTTTCTCGCCTTTTTCTGTGTATGGGAATTTCTTGTTTCCAACTTGAGGCATATAAATCCTTATCGAACTATTTTGGTTGCAACAAAAGAAATGATACCGCCAATAACAGAGGCGATAGCCATTCCAACGAAAAAGCCACCTTTAGACTTGTTAGCCATCTCTAAAAGCGTTTTAATATCTTGGCGAAGTGCATGGACTTCTACTTGTAAAGCCTCAACTTGGGCTTCTAGCTTACCAAATTCTCGTGGATCAATCTCAGACATTTGATTTCCTTGGACGACCCATCTTTTTAACAGGTACTGGAGGTTGCAAGACTATTTGCTTATCAGAAGTTTCTTCTTCAACTTCATCTATTCTGACGTAACCTTGATGACCTTTCATCGAATCAATATCGTGCTGATAGGTAAAAGTGACTGTTTGCCCACTTGTTAAACATCTAAAGGTTGCCATAAAAACTCCAAAAAAGGGGGTTATTAGCCCCCTTTAATTAAACCGCACGAGCCACGATAAGGTTCAATGTGGTTGATGCCAAGTCTACAGAACCTGCTGTAG